GGGAGGCTTTCGCCTCCCCCTCGTGGACTAGCTTCGTGCGGTTTCTGCGGCTGCGGTTACGACGCGGTCGTGATCATCGCGAACGCCCCCGGGTCGACGACCGCCGACTGGAACGCGCCGATCAGGCCGACCTCGACGCCGCCGATCGCCGGCTCCACTACCCGGAGCTCGACCGGCGCGCCGGCCGTCTCCGCGACGAGCAGGCCTGCACGGTCGCCGACGACGATCACGCCGGAGTCCATGCCGCGCGTCGGGATGACGGTCAGCGGCCCGAACCCGTCCGCGTTGACGTTCGCGACCTGCGGGAACTGGTCGGACGTGAGCCCGAAGAAGTACCAGTACCTGTCGACCGCCATGTAGATCGTGTTCGCCATCCGCTGCGAGTTCGTGAACACCGCAGCGGCGCCCGCCGCGAGTGCGGTCAGGAGCTGCGCGAACGTCGGCGTCGCGCCGATCGTCGAGCCGATCGAGTCCGTGAACGCCGCGTGCTGAAGCACCTGCGCGGCGGCCTGCTCCGTCTTCAGCGCGTAGTCCGCGGCGCACAGGTCGAACCAGAGCTGGAGCGCGTCCGGGGTGCTCCAGTTGATCGCCTGCCACGACAGGTCGCCGCCGCCGAGGTACGTGTCGGCGGTGATCGTCTCCATGTCGACGTGCATCGCCTGGTTGCCGGCCTCCGTCTTCTGCGAGGCCTGCACCGACACGATCGGCCGCTGCGACACCAGCGGGTACGTGAGCGTGCCGCGCTCGAGCGTGGTGCGTACCGCGGAAGCGACGAGCGGGCGGCTGGTGTCGATGACCTGGAAGATCTGGTCGATGAACTGCGGTGGCTGCAGGCCACCGACGTTGCTGGACAGCGTGTTCGCCGGCGTCCGCTTGAGAAGCTGGAGGCGTTCGCGGGCTCGCTGGATCTCTTCGCCGTCGCCGACCTGGGCGGCGATCCTCGAGCAGACCGTCGACTCGCGGCTGAGGATGACGTCGCGGGCGTACGCGGACATCGTCCTGTAGACGATCCCGTCGTCGTCGACGTCGACGCCGTCGACGCTCCCGGCGAGCGCGCGGCGGATCTTGCGGGACGCCTCGGTCGCGCGCTTGTCCGCCTCGACCTGCTCGGACAGCTCATCGATCTCTGTGTCGAGCGACTTCGCCTTCTCGCGGTACATCGTGATCTGCTCGGCCTGCGACTCGGTCGGCATCTTCGTGTCGGAACCGTCGACCGCCTGGATCACGGTCTCGTGGAGCCGGTGGACCTGGTCGCGCTCGTCGAGCAGACTCTCGAGCCGAAGCTCGCTCTGCGTCTTCATTGCACTGCCTCCTGTGAAGTGGTGTTGTCGGGGAGGCGGGTGCCGTCGTCGGGGGTGTCGGCCTGGGCCGGGGTGTCCGTGTCGTCGGGGTGCGCCGTGAGCGATGCAGGGATCCGGAGTCCGAGCCGTCGGCATCGCTCGACGAGCTCGGGGTCGATCTCGACGGGAAGAAGCTCCGCGTCAAAGATGGGTGCCGCCTCACGGACGGCAAGGACGCGCGCGCCGGCGAACGCAGGTTCGCGGCATAGCGCGATCGCGCTCAGGTGCGCCTTCACGCGCTGAACCACTCCCGCGGCCGTGCGGACGCTCTTGACGGGCCGAGCCTCAAGCGAGACGCCGCCCAGCACGCCCTCACGGACGAGCACGAGCGCTTTGTCGCCGTCGGCGGTCTCGTGGAGCCTGAACGAGCCGTGGAAGCCGTCGCGTGAGTCGCGCAGCTCGAGGCCGTGCCCGACGACGCCTGCGATGCCGGACTGGTGCTCGAAGTTGGCGAGGACTCGGTTGGCCGCGTTCGTCTGGTGCGCGAACACGCCGGGAAGCCACTCCTCCTGGTAGGCCACGCCGCGCTTGACTCCGCCGAGGCCGTCCGCGACGGTCGCGGTCTCGCCGTAGGGGACGATCCTGACGTCGACGGTGCGTCCCTCGCCGGCCGTAAGTTCGGCGGCGAACGTCCGGACGATCATCGTCGGCTCGTTCTCGAGCATGGCTGAATCGCCGACGTCTGTCGGCGGGGTGTCGGGTTCCATCGGCTTTAGCCTCCTACTGCCGTGAGAGTCGGCGTCTGCTGCGCCGGCGAAGCAGGCGCGACCGGGGTGGGCTGTGCTCCCTGCTCGTCATCTGCTGGCGACTGATCCGTCAGCGCCGCGAACGTGTCCTCCGCCCGGAACGAGACCCACTGGCCGCGCGGCAGCATCTGCGACGACAACGCGTCCGCTACCCGCGTGGCTGTCGGCCGCAGCTCGAACCTCCACCACATCTCGCCGAGCGCGCCCGGGTTCTGGTACGTCAGGCCGCCCTGCAGCGCCATGTTCAGCAGCACACACGGGACACCGAATGCGGACGCGATCGTGCGGGCGTCCCACTCCTGCGTCTCGAGGAGCGCAAGGTCGGCCGGGCTGAGCCCGAGCTTCTCCCAGGTGATCTCGGGTGGCATCACGGGCGGGGCGCCGTTGCGACGCGACGTCGCGGCCATCCACTGCGCCTGAAGAGCCTGCGCCTGCGCCTCGGTCAGCTTCCGCGCCGACTTCAGCGCCGTCAGAGGAACGCCTCCTGTCTGGACGTTCAACGCCTGGTTGCCGGCCGCAAGTAGCCCGTAGGCCTGCTGCGCGTACGCGCGGAGCGCCGGCGTGCCGTGCGCGCCGCACCCGGGGTTCCGGTCGATCTGAACGACGCGAGCCGGGTCAATGTCCTTCTCGGCGAGCTTGTACGAACGGCGGCCGTCGTCGCCGAACTTCACCGACACCCGGTCTGATGGGAGCACCGTCCAGGTTCGCGGGAAGCCGTCCGCGTAGAAGTCCGTGACGTACTGGCATGAGAAGCCGTCGCGGTAGAGCTGCGCAACGATCGCGTGCACAGCGTCACCGATCCCGTTCGGGAAAATGTTCGGGTCAGGGCTCGACACCCACGCCGGCTCAGTCGACCCGTGGAACTCGAGCGGCATCGACGCGATCTGCTGCGCGTTCATCTGGATGCAACGGTTCGCTACCCATACACGGTCGGCGAGCGTCGGCGTCCCGAAAAGCGTCTGGTTCGGGTCCATGTTCGCGGCCCACCAGTTCGGGATGATCGAGTTCCACAGCGACATGTTCGTGCCCTCGAGCGGCTCGACATCACGCATAGCGAGGTCCTCTCCGAACGGGAAGATGCGACGAAGCAGGCCCATCCTTAGTGGCCGTCCCAGAGGCCGGCGGCGGCGACCGCGAACGCGCAGAACGTCACGATCACGGAGACCCTGATGAGCGCCGCACGGCTCATCTAGTAGATCGCCAGCTCGCCGAGGTCGTGCTGCGACGCCGACCATGTCGCGAGCGTCGCCGCGATCAGCGGGCCCACGTCCGCGACGCTCTTCGTCCGCGACCACGCCCACCGGTCGACGAGCGGCCTCGTTCTCGCACCGCGGATCGCCGCGGTGAGCTCGTCCTGGCCGATGTGCCGGAGCTGCCTCTCGCCGACGAGATCCTCGAACACGCCGCACGCCTCCGCGTACTCGCCGGCGTGGACGCGCCGGACAGTCACGACCGCGTCGTCGACGCGCCTCGCGATCGCGACCGAAGGCCCGAAGCCATCGCAGACGATCTCCTCGACCTCATGGCGCTCGTACAGCTCGGCGAGGCGATCCGCCACCCAGCCTGTCCCGGCGCGCGCATTGATCACCTCGACGTGGAGCTTCCCGCTCCCCGTCATCCCCGCCGCGGCGATCGACGTCTTCCGTGACGGCGAAACGTCGAAGGCGATACACACGGGATCGAGTAGCTCCGAGCCGTCGTCCTCGAGATCCGCCCATGCCTGAGCGCTGATCACCATCCCAGCCGAGCCGTCCGTCACTGGGTAGTCGCCGACTCCGAGAAGCTCAGTCGCGAACTCGCGAGGCGACAGCGCACGGTACTCCCGAGCCATATGTTCCTCGAGCACGCGGCCCCGGCCGATCGCGAAGTTCACCTTCCTCCACTCGACAGGGTCCGACGCGACCTCATCGGGAACCTCGTCGGGATGCTCGAAGTCCAACGACCACTCGAGATACGTGAGATCCGAGTCGGCCGCGATCCCACGATCGCGGACACGCGTCCACACGACGCCGTGATCGTGGACCTCCTGGTCGACCGCTGAGCCGGCATACCAGAGCTGCGGCCCGCGCTTCGCCTTCGACGCGCGGAGCGTCGGGATCATCGACCCGTGCGCCGACTGCGAGATGATCATCGCCTCGTCAAGCACGAGAACGGAGACGTCGGCGAAACCTCGCATCCCCGAACGCGTCCGCGTGCGGAACTCGATCCGGGCGCCGTCCTCGAGCTCGATCGCCTCGTCACCGTGCGAATACCTGAACCCGATCACACGCCCAGAGCCGCTCCTCTTCACCCGAGCGAGCAGCTCCTCCGACTCGCGTACCGCACCCTCCATCCGCCGGAAGTGAAGCTCCGACGTCTTGAACTCGTGGGCCGAGTGAACGATGAACGTCTCGCCGAGCTCGAACAACCCGAAGAGCTCCCGTGCGAGGAGGATCTCGCCCTTCCCGTTCTGCCGCGGCATGTTCACGCCGACCTCGAACGACGACCAACGCCCATCCGCACGCACACCGAGCGACACCTCGAGCGCGAGCTCCTGCTCCGGGTCGAGCGTCAGACCGACACGCCTCGCGAACTCGACCGCCTCACGTCCGAGCGACGACGGCGAATCCGGCGACGAACAAATCCGCGGCCGAACGACCTCCGTCACCACGCCCGCGACCTCCGCCGACTCTTCGCCGTCGACCGATTGCAGCGCCGATGCGACGGGCCCAAGTAGCCGCGCCTGTCGTCGCGATGATCGAGATCCCACGGCTCCGTCGGAGAGATCGGATCTCCGCACCGCGAGCAGCTGGCCAATCCCCCGCGGACGATCGCGGCGAACCGCCGCCGAATCTCACGATGCGCGGCGCCGTAGCCTCGATCGGCGGTAGACCGACGCTTCCGCGCCCGATCTGCCGTTAGGGAGAGAAATCCGAC